GAGAAGAACGTGGTGTATCTTTGATGGGGCAGATATAGATTCGACGGCGACTGAAAGGCTTCGTGGAGAATCGTCAAGGCAGAAGACGTTAGGATTGGGGGTACCCGGTTGAAGAAGCAACTTAAAGTAAACGCAAACGATGAAGTTTACGCCTTAGCTGCATAAGCTAAGCGGGGTATGGCTCCACCTTGTAATCCAACGGGCCTCCATTCACAAGAGGTGTAGCTATGAGCCTACTACTTGCGGCCGTAACCGCATTTGAATTACAACTACCCATTATGTGTGGGCCAGCTGAGAATCTACTTAATGGACTCAGAGAAAGGTTTGATGAGGAAATCGTCTTTATGGCGCCAAGTCAAAACGAACAGGGTCATGATCTGTTCCACTCATTGTGGATTAACACAGATACAACGACTTGGACTTTTGTTGTAACTAATAAACAAAAAGAAACAGTCTGTGTAATTTCATCAGGTGATAATATGCAGATGTTTTCTTCAAGTAAAACTATATAAATAACACCGGATGCCGAATGGTCGGGTCCACAACAATCTTGCTTTAATTAGGAGATAACAATGACTAATGTAAATGTACAATCACTCTTTCCACGTTCAGCATTCGTAGGTTTCGATCATCTATTCGATGAATTAGATCGAGTAGCTCGAACAGCGAATGACAATTATCCTCCACATAATATTGTCAAGGTAGACGACACATCTTATATGGTGGAACTAGCAGTTGCAGGCTTTGCCGAAGACGAGCTACAAATTGAAGTCAAGGATCGAACACTTTTTGTTCGCGGAGAGCATGTAAATCGAGGCAGAGAATATATCCATAAGGGTATCTCGGCTAAGAGGTTTAATCGTACATTCAGACTGTCGGAGTACGTTGAAGTACACGGAGCAGATCTGAAGGATGGAATCCTCGCAATTCAGTTGGAGGTAGTAATTCCAGATGAGAAGCGTCCTCGTAAGATATCAATCAAATCTAGCGAGGCACTAACACATGACAACACAGGTCAACAATTCCTTACTGAGGAAGATAACTAATTTCTTTGTTTGTATCATTGATGCAATCATTGAAGCTCGCCAATTACAGGCAGCAACAGAAATTGCGATTCATCTAAAGTCACATAATAAAGACTTTAAGCATATGTCGCATTATGACATCGTCCAACAAGTTATGGGTGATGTTGTAAAGGAGCGTGAGTAGTTCAACCTAGCAATGCTATTAATGATAGTATTGACAAGTGTCGGCGATGCTCACGCTAAATATAAGTCCGTCTTGGACACATACACACACAGAAAAGGAAACTATTATGTCAAACAAGAACCCGTTTGAAATTCGTGCAGAAATGCTTGCTATGGCCAAAGACTACATGGACCAAGCATGGCATATGAATGTTGAGTTTACTCGCCAATTGGTCGAGCAGAACAAAGCAACTGCCGAAGAAATGCAAAAGGCTCTGACTCCATACTCAATGGATGAGCTGATGACCAAAGCAAAAGAAATGTACTCTTTCGTATCAACTAAGGACTAACATTATGTGGCCTTATACAGACGAAGAATACAATGAGTTCTTTGGTTAAATAGAAACACGTGCCTCGGCATTTTGCCGGGGCATTTCTTTATTATAGGAAATATTATGACACCCTACATTATTCGCCTCACGAGCGGCGAGGAATTGATTGCACAAATTGAAAACACACCAGATGACCAACATGTCCAGATCAAGGATGTTGTTATTATCCTTCCCACCTCATCCGGGTCTATCCAGATTGCCCCTTTCATGCCATATGCAAAAAAAGAGAAGATTGCTATTAGAGCTGATAAGGTAATGTTCATCGTAGAGCCACATGAAGACTTAGCTAACGAATACAAGTCCATCTTCTCAGCTATCTTTACTCCCGAAGACAAAAAGATCATTCAATAAACCGTTGACCTTTTCGTCTTTTAGTGGATAATGTGCCTATGGATTTTTATACAGATATATGCCTTAATGGCGACAAGGTCCTCGTTCGTGGTCTCAAAGACGGCGAGCGAGTTTCATACGACATACCGTTCCAACCTCATCTTTATGTTCCGAAGTCTACTGGAGGATGGACAACACTAGACGGAAGACGTGTAGATAAATTCTACTTCGAGTCGCCCAAGCACATGCGCTCCTACATTGCCAAGTACAAGGATGTGGCAGGACATGATTACTATGGGACAGAAAATGTCATTCATCAATTCGTAGCTGAAGCATTCCCTGACGAGATTAAGTTCGATCGCAGTCTTGTAAACGTGACAACGATTGACATCGAGGTCGCATCAGATAAAGGATTCCCGAAGCCTGAAGAGGCTGCTCATCCTGTAATCTCCATCACCTGTAAGAACAACATCGATGGGATCTACCATGTGTGGGGTCTCTACGATTACGATACATCTAAGTCCGAGCATAACACTCAATACTACAAGTGTAAAGATGAAGTGGCCTTACTGACTCAGTTTCTTAGCTTTTGGCATCATCCTGATACTCAACCTGATATTGTGACGGGGTGGAACACTCGGATGTTTGATATCCCCTACCTCGTCAACCGTATTCGTAGCTTGATTGGAGATAGTACTGCTAAGAGGATGTCTCCATGGAACCAATACACAGAGCGTAAGATTCCTGTTGGGTTTAAAGAGATTCAGGTGTATGAGCTCCGAGGTATTCAGCAGCTCGACTACTTGGACCTATTCAAGAAGTTTGGTTACTCCTATGGACAGCAGGAGTCCTATCGATTGGATGCAATTGCTAATGTTGTCCTCGGTGAGCGTAAGCTATCGTATGAGGAGCATGGATCACTCCACTCGCTGTACAATCACGACTTCCAGAAGTTCATTGACTACAACATAAAAGATGTTGAGCTAGTTGATCGTCTTGAAGAGAAGATGGGATTGATTACCCTTGCTATGACGATGGCTTATCGTGGAGGTGTGAATAGTATCATTTATCGACTGCTGACGAAAGCTCAAATTGCTGTTCCCCCTTCACGTCCACAAGAGAAGACGAAGTATCCAGGTGCCTTTGTAAAGGATCCTTATGTCGGTCAGCACGATTGGGTAACCTCGTTTGACTTGAACTCCTTATACCCAAACATCATTGTCCAATACAATATGTCCCCTGAAACTATCGTTGAAGGCATTGACTCCCAAGCGTCGATTGATAACTATCTGGACGAATCGTTTACCCATACCGGAGAGTTCACCTGCGCTCCTAATGGGGTAAGGTTCCGTAAAGATAAGCGTGGTATCATTCCTACTGTGATTAAACAGTATTATGAGGAGCGTGTTCTTGTTAAGAACCGAATGCTGGAAGCCCAACAGGAGTATGAGACTAACAAGACGAGAGCGTTAGAGAATGAGATCAATACTCTTGAGAACCAACAGATGGCTATCAAGATTCTCATGAACTCTTTGTATGGGGCGCTTGGTAACAACTACTTCCGATA